TACGGCTGGCAAGGCAATACCAATTATAGGAGAAGTAATAATGGTATTACAAGCCGCGTACGGAATGATTACTCGTCTAATGAGTGGAATGGGATTTTTTGATGCGTTAGGTGAAACATTATATGATGTATTTATTGGACCAATTGAAATGTTGGTAGAACTGTTAACCAAGATACCGATTATCGGTGATTTGTTTAAACCACTATTAACTATATTTCCCGTAATTAAATCGACAATCGCAAGTGTATTTAACATCTTTCAAACTGGATGGGAATCGATCAAAGAATTGTTCTCGGGAAAAGACATTGTTAAAAATTTACTAAACATCGGACAATCTGTGTTGAATGGTATGTATTTGGTGCCTATTATTTTGTTCAAGTCTCTAATGTCCATGTTCCCAAAAGTGATGGATACATTAAAATCATTGTTCACTATTGAAAATCTAAAATCTGTAGTGTCTGGTTTATTCTTTATACCGATACTGATTGTTAAATCTTTTATGGGAATTGGACCAATGCTCTTGAGTGTACTCAAGGGTTTTGGATCTATATTGTATACTGTTTTTATTCAACCATGGGTAGATGCGTGGACCTTCATTTCAGATTTATTTGTTGGAAAGAGCAATTCAACTTTGGGTGATGGTATAATCAAAGGATTGATTGGAGTTGGGTCAGCAATTCTTAAGATTTTCACAAGTCCGTTTGAAACTATTTTTCAGATTATTATGACAGGGTTTACCTCAATTGCTACGTTTATACAAACTGCTCTTAGTATTCCCTTTAAGATTGTTGGTAAATTAATTGGTGTAGACACTGGTGGTATTGGTGCTGGAGCTGAGTCGTCTGCTCAAAACCAAGAAGGTATGATTTCCGCAATCCAAGAAACCAATCAGAAATTGGATACCCTTATTGGTTTAATGATGAGTGGTGGTATTGCTGTAAATCTTGATGGTAGAAAAGTAAGTGAACAACTTGCTATCGCAAGTTCATAATTATAGAATATGGCTGATCAAATTCAAAGAAACTCAATAGCGTTTCCACTAGAAATACGTTATAATAACGCTTCTAGTTCTCCAACGCCGGGAAGTGATCCAAACAACCCACGTAATATGGTACCGCCGATCAATACGGTACCACTTGACTATCCGACAACATCTGTTCCGGGTAAGATTGAGAAGTTGTATACTGCCAATAATCAGAAGATTCTAACCAGATTTACTGCAAAAACTGATTATGCGAATAGTTTGTTGCGATTTGGACCACGTCAACCATTTGTTTGGTATAATCCAAATGAAGGAAACAGTGGAACAAATGCAATAAAGAAATATGACAGTCGCGCATTTCCAATTGGATCAACATTACAAGACGTAGTACGTATTTCTAAATACAGTGTATCTGGAAACGGTGTTATATTTTTGTTGAAACAGTCATTGTTACAAAACCTACAACCGTTCAATGAAACCAATTTGTACAACCCGTTGATGCCTATCCTTGCTGCAACACGTCCGGGTTCATTAGGATTACTTCCTAGACCAACTAGACATATTGATTTGAGTGGCGGTATTTTAGGCGCATTGGCAAGTGTGGTAGGATTCAGTGTAAACAACGGCAAATCATCGCCTAAGGGTACTGTAGGAGATGGAATCAACGATAGTGCTGATAATTCGCCACTATCAAAACAATCGGTGGGGGGTGGCAAGGGTTTGATCAGAGGAAAAACTGCATCCTCTGGTTACACTTCACTTGCATCTCGTTGGGGTGGTAATGCAAAAAAGGATTTTCTCAAGTCAATGGCCGCATCAGTGTTTCCATCACTAATCAATAGTAAACAGCCTGTTAACACAGGATATAGAGCGGATGAAGGTGCGTATGGAATGATGATCTCGGATCTTAAGGGCAAGTTTACCAAAAACCATGTAATTACTGGTGCTGAAATTCAACTAACACAGTTGTGGATTGCGGGAAGTTCTGATGGAGGACCAAAAAACATTCGTAAAAACGGAAATGAAGTACCACAAAACAGAAAAATCAAGTTTATTGATGGTAGTGATCAAAAGATTTCTGGAACAGACGTGTCTGGACCATCAATCAATGGAGGATCCACGGGATTTACTTTTCAAAAAGATGTAGATAACGTTGAAAAGTATGGAAAATCAGTAGGAATTGAAGCATATCGTAAAGATTCTGCTAACAATTTCAAGTTTTCTGTGATGTTGATGAACTATAAAAAGTTTCTCGACAAGACAAGTACGTTTCAGACTAAGATGGATGTTGCACCTGTTGATTTAACCAACGCAGATGATCCAATTATTCTAAGACCACAAGAATCATTTTACAAAAAGTACGGATTTGAATCTGTTCCTACCGTATTTGAAGTAAAGCCATTTACATCTATACCAACTCGTCAAGGATCCGGCGACGAAAAACGTGCAGCATACAATGTTGACGGTACTTATTCTAAGAATAGAAAAGATGAAGGTGGAAACGGTGTGTTGTCTGAATTCAAGAAGAATCTTGAAGACAGTAAATTCGTAAACGTACCATCAGCGGTTAACGATATTGGAGAACCAATCAACGCAACTCTTCAACAAAAGCAAGAAGATCGTATTGTCACGGATATTACTGACAACAAGAAAAAGATCTACACCAATCTTGGATTAAATGATACACCTGATACAGCTAAGTTAAAGACAATTGATCAAATTCCAAAACGTGGATCGGATCCAACAAGACCTGCTTATACCGTTGATGGTACATACTCAAAGAACCGTCAGAATTTTATTCTAAACGATAACGAAAATGGAGTTCTTGCTGAAATTTTGACCAAGGTAGAAGACGACAAATCAAAAAATTTAGACACTGAAACCAATGATGTTGGTGATCGTATTAACTCAACTCTTCAGTCCAAAAAAGAAGATCCTGTTAATAAAAAACAAATCGATAATCTTAACAAATTGGTTGAAAATATTAAGAAAGCCGGTTATTCGGTAGCGTTTACTAATGCCGATACACGTGTATTTACAAGTCCAAACACGACATTATTTGGAATAGATAAACTCAAACAGTCAAATATCAACGATAAAATGTTGGTTGACGATTATAAAGACAATACACAATTGTTGGACGGTATGGGCAAACACGCACGTATTAATAGTCGTAAAATGGCAACATCTAATACAAGTGATGGATTGAATCGATTGACTATTATTGAAAAAGATAAAAAGATCAAAGATGACACCGGAATTTCTGGTTGGTCTACATACGAACCATACAACGATGATCTAATTGCGTTTTACTTTTATGACATGATCAATGAAAAGTATATACCGTTTAGAGCATCGGTAACTGGAATCAGTGACAGTTTTCAAGCCGACTGGGTAAATTACAAATATATTGGTCGTGCTGACAAACTATATGTGTATGATGGTGTAACTCGTCAGTTGAGTTTCAGTTTCAAGGTAATTGCCAACAGTATCAAAGAGTTGTTGCCGATGTGGACACGTGTAAATTATTTGTGCGGATTAACAATGCCTGCAAATTATACATCTGCACCAAGTCAAGGTGGTGGCAGTGAGAATCAATTCATCATTCCTGCGTTTGTATTATTGACGTTAGGCGACATATATAAAGAACAACCTATTATTATTAATCGAGTAGGACTCACCATACCAGAAGGAGCGTCGTGGGAAACTGTGAGTGAAAACTCGGAACAAGATTGGTCATATTTGAATAACATTATTACATGGACTGGTTCAAAAGGAAAAGTTGCTCAATTTCCAAGAGAAGTTGAAATATCAGTTGATTTGACACCGTTGTTCAAAGAACGACCTGTCACTGGAATGGCAAACTTTGGACATGCTCCAAGAGATCTTAAGAACATTGGATTGGTTGGAGGATTTAATAATGAGTTTTCAGAAGCCTTAACGGTTAATCGTGTATAATTATTGAGATATGAGATATGACAAAAGTGTCAACATAAAGAAAAGATGGGATGGTAAAAGATATTTCGGTACACGATTGTATCCAAATATTCCAGTCACTTCATCTGATATGTATGTTGTAACAAACGAAAGTGACACGTTGGATAATTTAGCGTTCAAATATTATAAGAATCCTTCATTGTGGTGGATTATTGCTCAAGCAAATAATATTGGAAAAGGAAAATTATCGGTTCCTGTAGGATTACAATTACGTATACCTATCAATATAACCACAATTCTCAATAATTATACCTCGATTAATTCCTAACTGTTATGGCCACTAACTTTGTAGCACCATTTGAAATTCAACCATTTCCAAAATTTATTCGTGACGAACTAGAACGTCGTGAAAAAGATGTTGGAATGAACTTCATTTCCAATACGGTAGCTAGTTGGGACGATGACGGTAATTGGAATACATACAAAGGACCAATGCGTTGTTGGGTTCGTGTATGTTCCAATGGTATTGGTGAATCGAGATATGGTTCTAAAGAAGGTTTTGTAATGGGTGGTGCAAATGGTTTTTATAAAGACTATGGCTTTGGTCCAACCACTTACAACAAAACTGAAACGGTGTTGGGATTTACTCCTTCAGGAGTCGAACATATTATTGCTGGTGAAAATACTCAAGATGGAATTATAAACAAACATGTTCCACCACCAGGCATCATCAGCGTTGATGCTGTAATGCAAAAGTCGATGTATCGTCAGATTACGATCAAGTGGAAGTGTTATTCCAAAGATCATTTGAATTACATGTCACCATACTTTATGTCTCCCAACGTTTCAATGTTCATTGAATGGGGTTGGAATCATTATAACCCAAAGAGTTTGTTGAATTTAAACGATTTAGGCCAACCTGCCAAAATGAAGGAGTCTACTGACGATAAAACTCCCGGACCATCTGGAGATCCTCAAGATCCTAGAAAAACCAAGGGATTTGGTCTATTGGGAATTTACACAGATCCATTGGAACAACAATTGATTGTTGACGATGGTAAAGGTCTATATGATTTAACTTGTGGTATCATAAGTAGTTTTGATTATTCTTTACAAGCAGATGGTTCATATGATTGTACAACAGAAATAAAAAGCAATAGCTTTATATACAGTGGTGTTCAAACTCGTAGTAACGCTTTGGCATCAACATCTCCTGCTGATAGTAAAGGAAACAAAACGCCAGAACCAGTCAAAGGATTACGGGATTATATCAATGGAGATTTTAAATCGCTGCCAAAGACCGTATTAACTGGTTTAAATGGCAGTAATCCACTATTCCCAACTCTTTCGGGACCAGAAACACGGGTATTCATTCCACGTAACTTGGATACTTCTAATGATCCACGTACAAAGATTGATAATGTAACAAAATACAGTTTTGACTCTGGTGCAAATGATGAGTTTTGGATCACTATGGGTTTGTTTATAGATTTGATCAATAAGTATTGTGAAAGTGTGTCTAATAAAAACGGAGCTACATTCGGAAGAATTGATATATCATCTTCGTGGATTGGAGGACACAAGAATTTGATCAGCACCGACGGTAAAGTATTGTTAATACCAAATTCTCAGGCTCCTAATATTTCACCATCGGTCGAAGATCGTGGAAACTCAAAAAACTATACAACGCCGGATACACAAAAGGACGGCACCGATCCATCTGCAATGAGTTATGCGGACAAAACTCTACAATCAGTATTCAATAGTACAACCAGACAAGATCTCAATGAAATTATTAATTACTTTAGAATAAATAACGGGGGTAAAAATCCCATCGATGTTGAATTTCCATCAAAACAATACGATTATAATTTAGGCAAGTTGGAGAACTTGTATATTCATAAAGATGTAGTCATAAAAGCGATTGAGAAATCCGAAACGGTCACTGATATTTTAAACTTTGTGTTGAATAAAATATCTGAAGCGGTAAATGGATTGTGGAAGTTTAATCTTATTCAATTTGGTCCCTCTAATTCGTTGTTATCTATTATTGATAATGATTGTTTTAGTTTGAAACGCTTGCAAGAATTAAATTCGGATAAACGTCCGTATTTGTATTTCTTTAAAAATAGAGCAAGTCGAAATAATATTCAAGCATTAAATTTCAGTGTTAAATTAAGTGATAAAGTGACGATGTCGGTTTTATATAATTCACCAAATGATAACAAAACATCTGTTCCAATGAAGAATCCGTTTGGATTTGTAACAAGAGATAGATTTTTCAAATTAACCAATGACGCATCATACTTATCTCCAAAAGATCCACAAACTTTACTCAAAGATAAACAAAACGTTGAGGCTGAACGTAAAAGATTAGATGATAAACAAAATCAATTTCAAAATCAACTTCAAAAAGAGAGAGATGTAAAGGAAGGTGCATACATTTATGGTGTTATAACCCGTGAAAACGGAGAAGAAAAAACATATATTCGTAAGTTGGTACTGACTCAAAAAGATTTATTGACTTTATTGGTTAACGATAAAGATCCAAACAATGGTTCGATTAATTCATTCCCACAACCGGGAATTAAAGCTGAAATTACATTAACTGGTATTGGCGGTTTAAAAACTTTCCAAATTTTTGGTATTGACAATTTACCTGAACCGTATGATAAAGACATCTTATTTCAGATAGAAGATGTAAAACATAGTTTACAAAGCAATGGTACATGGACGACCACAATAACGGCAGGACTTCGACCAACAAAAGGATTGAACGTTAAATTATGATTGAATTGAGTAAATATATTAATTTAGCTGGGGATATAATACCATCGATATTTCCACGTGCGTATTTGTTTTCGTCTTCTGACATTGACTATAGTATTCCTTATACACGTCGTTATTTTGTTAAAAAGATCAACGACAACGACGTTATTGAAGTTGAGGGTGACAATTTTAGAAATCTTCCAGAAAATATCTATAAGAAATCAAGCATCAATTGGCAAGTATCTGGAATACAACGTGACGTTATTAAAGATGGCAAGGTGATTCAAGAAGGTGCTTACGAGTATAATCGTAAACAAGTTAAGTTGGCAGAAAAAGACATGACTGGAATAACCTTGAAAATTAGCGAGAATTATTTAAATGCGTTTAAAGGTTGACATTTTGAAATCGTTACGATATGGTTATAGGTGAGTGAATCTTGTTAAAAAAATTATATCTGAGATTGGAAAGAAGGACATCATTTTGGATGTGGTGCCTTTATCTGATTTTAGACATTCCGCGTCAGACGAACCGTGTTTGGTGTTGATCAAGGTGGTGTCAAACAACAAATGGTATTCGATTCATATTGACACATATGATTCGGTTGAGTTTGTATCTAAGGATGATATTATCAATCTGTTAAATACGATTCGTGGACGTATCTTTTGTTTTTCTAAACGTAAAGTACTTCATTTGTTGAAGATTCAGAATCTTCATGATTTGTCATTGATATCATTTATTGAATCAGGAGAGATTATTGATCAGGACGAATATGATACTTCGGCACACCTATTCTTTAGAAACAAGTACAATCATCATAATGAACTCAACAAGATAATTCCTGTTAACAATCACATATCACGATTTTTGGACGTATGTGAAGATGTAGAGGTTCATATTAAAAAGACGTATGATGATTCATATCACAACGTTAATACATCGATTATAGAAACTCTACAATCTATTGAATCACATGGATTGTACGTTGATATGGTTGAGTTTGAGAAACACTTCCCTGATAAGAAACATCTGGTAGTAAACAACCGTATATACACCGAGTATAACATTTTTACATCAACGGGTCGTCCCAGCAATCGTTTTGGCGGTATCAACTATTCCGCGTTGAACAAAGAAAACGAATGTCGTAAGAGTTTTGTATCAAGGTTTGGTGATGATGGAATATTGGTGATGTTGGATTATAGCGCGTATCATCCGCATATTATTGGAAAATTGATTCGATATGATTTTCCTAAAAATGTTAACATATATGCATATTTGGGTCAATATTACTTCAAATCCGAAGATCTTTCTGAAGATCAGTTGAAGAAGGCGAAAACGTTAACGTTCCAACAATTGTATGGTTCAATTTCTGATGAATACCTTAAAATTCCTTATTTTGCGAAGATCCGTGAATATATTGAGCACCGGTGGGATTTCTTTAAGAGTTTTGGATATATTGAGACTCCCATTTTTAAACGTCCTATAACGTCAAATCACTTGAAGGATTCCAATCCGAACAAGTTGTTCAACTATATTCTTCAAGCGTCTGAAACTGAATATTCGATGCAGAGTTTGATGGATGTGAATCGTTATTTGAGTGATAAACAGACCAAACCTATTTTGTACACTTATGATTCTATGTTGTTTGATGTACATAAAAGTGAGGGTAAACAGGGTATTTTGTCTGAAATTATACGATTGATGGAGAACCAAGGATTTCCAACCAAGTGTTATACAGGAAAGAACTATCATGACATGATTCCAGTATCTTTCTAAAAAGAAAGGTTTTCATATAAGACGCAATATTTATTAAATATTGTGTCGTCATGAATAAAGATAAAATCATCAAAGATATACTTTTAGAGTATTCGGTACTTTCAAAAACTGGCGGTATTGACAAATTAGATCATGATTTGTTGGTTACCGCAATCGAAAATTGTGGTTACGATTCTTATTTTTCAATACCAAAATTGGTCAACGAAATTGAAAGTAAAACCCCATCAAACGGATTATCCGAGGAAGATATCACATTAATCAATAAAATAATTGGGCGTGGTAAACCAGAACAAGCACGTGTATTTTTTGACGATGACGATTTAAGAAAACTTGATCTTTCAAACGCAAGAAATCAACCACCAACATTGTTTCCTAAAGATCGTAAACAAGATGCGTCGTTAACAATGAGTGATGTCGTAAAAATTGGAAAAGAAGAAGGGGGATTAAAAGTATTACATAGTAACAGTTCATTAAGAATTGCTACAAATAAAGGTACCCGAGTTTCAAATATCAACACTACACATGGTATTAAAACTGATACTGGTATAGCTTTCGGACAACTTATGTTGTTTTTTAAGTTGATAAAAGAACACCCCGATTTGTTTACTTTGGGTGTAGTATCTAAATCGCCTGGCAAGGAAAAAGAAGAAATTGCAGTTGATCATATGAACGTGTGGTTTAAAGAAAATAATCCAGAAAAAACTCCAATGCGGTTGCATTTTTGGGACCAAAATGAACGAGTTGCCACTGGAGTTGAAGTTGATTACGCTAAAAGATTAAATAAAGGTAAGGATGCTAAAGCAGACATTGCATTGTGCAATCAAGAAACTGATGTATTTTGGATTTCCTTTAAAGGTGCGGAATTTAATCCAAAGGTAAAAGTACAGTCAGTACGTAGAGTAGATTTCCCACAGTATTCTGGAATGTTAGGATTAGATAAGGCATTCACCGATGGAAAAGTTAAAATGATATGGGATAGTATTAAGGTATCTTTCATAGAAGGAATTAAGAGGCATTATCGGGTTCCACCATTAACGATTAATCCGAAGACAACTACATTTGATGAACAAAATAAAGCCATCACTATTAATGGAAAGTCTGTACTTGAAACACTTGGACAAGGAACTAAATTTTATATTGCCATAACTTCAGATTTTCGTAATGCGTTTTATAAATTTGTAACAAAACCATCTACTGGCAAAAAGTATTTGTATTACATGGGTGGTAGCAAATTTTCAGGACATCTTGATTTCTTGGATGGAACAAAAGCAACCAGAATTATTGCCGGCAAGACAATATATGGTCCCGAATTTGATATTGATGGCAAAGCACCATTTAGTGAAAACAATTGTTGTATATTAATGCATACAACTGCAAACGTTGAAATGAACGTAATTAATCCAGAAGATATGACAGCACGTGATCCGAGTAAAATGGGATCTATTAATTGGATTAAATCAAATTCACCAAACGCTTCAAATGAACGACATCTTTTGATTAAAACCACTGAAGGTGGACATGTTTGGTTTAATCCTAACTTGCCACTTCCAAAAAATGCCAAGGATCCAATTTTTGCATATCGACCAACTCTTTGTGGAGAAGGTGGAACCACGGATCAGGCTGCTTCGTTAACAATCGGAAACGATGATTATTTGTTTCTAAACTTCTCGTTGATCACCATGCCATTAGCAAAAGTAGACAGTGCATCCGTAGACTTAAAGAAATAACATGAAAAAGATTTATAAGAACGTTTCTGCGTTGTTGTCTGAACTTTGTCTTGATAGACGAGTTGACGACGGCATATTTGATATTTTTAACAACGATCACATGGAAATCCTAAGAGAAAAATTCTCTGAAATGGGAATTCCAAAAGGAGAAGTTGTTGAATATGCAAATAAAGTTATTGAAGGTAAATACCCAGAGAGACAAGCTTATAACTCCAAGGGTATATTGGTTACATTTCCGAACCCGGAATATAAACAACGTGCGCTAAAGCGTAGAACCCATTTTGAAGAAGATCCAACAAAGGGTCAAACCAATTTGGATTTTAACGCTCCTGCACAACCAGTACAAGAACCAACATCACCAAATGAAAAACCTATCGAAATTGAGCCAGGTGCTCAACAACCTAATCAACAAGTTCAGGGGCAAGACCCAATGCAAGGAGGAAGTTCAGCCGGAAGTCAAACCGGAAGTCAAACCGGAAGTCAAAGCGACGATCTTGCCACCAGAAGTCCCGATCAAAAAGAAAAAGACGCAGCGGAAATCGAAAAAATCTTAACAATGGAATTTACGTTGGAAGAAGCAACGTCCAACAATTGGATTCGTAATAAAAACCGTTGGTATAATGTTGACGGTCAATTGGTTGGATGTGAGTGGTATAACGTAAATAGCCACAAAACAACAATATTATCTGTTAGATGAAAGACACACAATTACTTTGTACATTTTCTGTTCCAACGGACTATAAACTATTAGTGGAACAAGTTAAATCGTTTTATACATTAACAAACAACAAAATTTTTGTGTTTAATAATGAGAAAAACAACAACGAATTGTATCTTACATATAATATACTAAATAGTGAGTTCGCTCGTAAAAAGCTGCCTAATACTATTTCTATACATCGTAAAAAACAAACCAATACTTTGTATACGTTAAATGCCATGAACAAACTCATCACCGAGGAAAATAATGGCGTTTTTGATAAAACTTATCAGTTAAATTGGGAGTATTATAATAACTCATTGATTATAACAAATGAGATCTCCGTTAAAATAATTCCCCTCAAAATTTTCGATATAATAAGTTGAAAGTTTGAGAATACGCTGATATAGTTATACCAGAATTAGTTACAACCGTGTGTATCCGAGTGGATGCAAACGCTTAACTAATTACTACTTAACAATTAATTAATAAATAAAAAATTATGGCAATTGACTTGTCGAAGATTAAGAGCCGTTTGAACTCTCTTTCAAACACGAATTCCAAGACCCAACTCATTTGGAAGCCAAAGCCGGGTAAGCAAACAATTCGTATCGTTCCCTATAAGTTCCAACCTGATGCTCCGTTCATCGAACTCAAGTTTCATTACGGCATCAATAACAAGACTTATCTGTCTCCAGATAGTTTTAATCGTCCGGATCCTATCGTCGAATTTAGCAACCGTCTCAAGAAGACTGGTTCTAAGGAAGATTGGCAGACTGGTCGTAAGATGGAACCCAAGATGCGCACATTCGCTCCTGTCATCGTTCGTGGTGAAGAGCATGAAGGTGTGAAGTTCTGGGGATTCGGAAAGCAGGTCTATCAGGAAATTCTATCTGTTATGGCCGATCCCGATTACGGTGATATTACCGATCTCGCGTCCGGACGTGATATCGTTGTTGAGTTCCGTACCGCTGAGGAGAGTGGTAAGAACTATCCTGAAACTTCAATTCGTGTGAAGCCTAACGCTACACCCGCAGTTGATCCTAAGGATAACAAGATGATTGATTCTATCAAGAATCAGACTGACATTCTTGATTTGTTTCCCGAACCCAAGTATGAGGAACTCAAGGAGGTTATGACCTCTTGGCTAAATCCGGAGAACGCTCCAGCCGAGACTGTTAACAACGCGGTTATTGACGAAGACGATACTCAGCCAGTCGCCGCTGCCGCAGCTATTCAAGCTGCTGCTCCGGCAAAGGCAACTAGTAAGTCTCCTACTGCTGGTGTGGCAAAGACAAATACAGACGACCTCACCAAGGCGTTTGACAATTTGTTCAATAGTTAAACAACATTAACAGGAGAGGTGGTGGGTAAACTGCCACCTCTCCTTTTTCATTTCAATAAAAGTTATGTCAGACGAAACACCAAAAAAGAAAAAAGTATCAACTCATGTTACACATGATAGTACATCACAGAGAGATGAACTAATTGAATCTATCGCTGATGCGTTAAACAAGGCCAATAAAGATGCAGGTAAGTGTGCGTTTTTCTTGGATCAAAAAGAAGATCCATCTACAATTACGGATTGGATTAGTACAGGTTGTGATATCTTGGATCTCGCAATTTCAAATCGACCACATGCCGGTATGCCGGTGGGACGAATTATCGAAATTACTGGACTTGAAGCGTCCGGTAAGAGTTTGTTGGCTGCACATTTGCTTGCTGAAACTCAAAAGAAGGGTGGACTTGCTATCTTTATTGATACAGAACAGTCCGTTTCTGAAGATTTTCTTACAGCAATTGGTGTTGATATTCCAAAGATGTTGTATGTTACCGCAAATACAGTGGAAGACATCTTTGAAAAGATCGAACTATTGATTTCTCAAGCTCGTAAATCTAATAAAGATCGACTTGTCACAATTATAGTTGACAGTGTTGCTGGTGCATCTACTAAGGCCGAGTTGGAAAGTGATCACGGTAAGGATGGTTATGCAACTGGAAAGGCCATCATTATTTCCAAGGCGATGCGTAAGATTAACGACATGATTGGTAAGCAACGTATTGCATTGGTTTTCACGAATCAACTACGTGTCAACCTTCAGGCAGCGATGTTTGGCGATAAGTATATTACCAGTGGTGGTAAGGCAATTCAGTATCATGCTAGTGTACGTCTTCGACTGAAGGGTATGGGTGCTTTGAAGATTACTCAAAATGGTGAACCTATTCACATCGGTGTTAAGACTCGAGCGGTGGTTGTTAAAAATCGTATGGGTCCGCCTATGAGATACGCTGATTTCAATATTTACTTTGATAGTGGTATTGATAATTGTGGCAATTGGATTGAAGTGTTGAAGAAACATTCAATTATCACTGGTGCTAAGTCGCCATACAATTACATCAAGAACAGTGGTGAAGTTGTTAAGATTGATACCAAGACATTTGCTAAGGATGTAAAGGTTAATGCCGAACTTCGTGAAGAGTTGTATCAGAAGATTTCTGAAGTAACTATCATGAAGTACAAGTCACCTGACAGTGAGATTAGAGAAGATGTGGAAGTTGATTCTTCCGAGGACGCAGAAGAAGTTGGCGGAGAATAATAGCATATGAGTTTTAACCAAGAGGAAAAAAAGAAGTTGTTCTCTATTTTTGAGAATATTTCACAAGAAGAAAAGAATACTTTGTCTAACCGAAGTCAAAATTCGGATATTCTCTTGGTGGACGGGCTAAATACATTTATTCGCGCATATTCGGTAATGCCATCCATGAATGAAGATGGTCTTCACACGGGTGGCATTGCCGGATTTTTAAAGAGTGTGGGTTATGCAATCAAATTAATTAACCCTACTAGGTGTGTTATTATTTTTGATGGTAATGGCGGAAGTATGAAACGCCGTAAGATTTACCCACAATACAAACATAAACGACACACAAAAATACGATTAAACAGAGCATACTCAGAACTTTCAACTAGTGATTTGGAAGAAAAGAATATGAAATCGCAGTTAATGCGTTCTGTTCACTATTTGGATTGTTTGCCTATTTCAACCATGGCAATCGATCATATTGAAGCAGATGACACAATTGCATATGTTGCTCAACAATATTATAAAGATAGTAATGTAAGTATCATGAGTGCTGATAAAGATTTTCTACAATTGGCAAGTGATAAAATTAAAGTATGGAGTCCTACCAAAAAGAAACTGTATGGTTGTGCTGAAATTCTAAATGAATACGGTGTTAGCTGTCAGAATTATATTTGGTATAGAGTTTTGGAGGGTGATGTGTCAGATAACATCGATGGAATTAATGGCGCTGGACTAAAAACTATTATCAAGTGTTTTCCGTTTTTTGCCGAAAGTAGACATGTAGATCTGCAAGAGATTTACACTTATTGTGAAAACAATCAGAGCAAATATAAGCTCTATCGTAATATTCTTGAAAACAAGGATATTGTCGAACGTAACTATACGTTGATGCAATTGAAGGATACGGAGATTCAAAGTTTCTCACAACTTCGTATCAATGAAATCTTGGATATGCCAATAAAGAAGATGGACAGAGTTGGATTTTCCAAGTTGGTCACAGAAGACAAAATGTGGAATAACATCCCCAACTACCAAATTTGGCTCAACGAGTGTTTTGGTAAGTTGACCACGTTGGTGAGATAAAAAATAAAATAACTGTACTAAACGGAATACATACCCTATACTGGGTGATGTAATAGATGAATATTAATTACTAATTATGAGCGAAAACCATGTAATCGACAATTTGAAGAAGTTTGGATCAGAATTCCAGATCAAGTGTATCTCAGGAATTCTCAGCGATAAGTCTTTTTTGGAAAGACTTTCGGACATCATTGACCCCACATCGTTTGAATCTGATGCTCATCAATGGATTGTAAAGCAAACCGTTGCATACTTTATGCAATATAAGGATTTGCCTACCCTTAATGTATTTAAGATTAAGGTTGATAGTATTGAAAACTCGGTACTCAAGGAATCAATCGTTTCACAACTAAGAAACGTATATCAAAAGATCACTGATAGTGATCTTAAGTTCGTCAAGGAACAATACTTGGAGTTCTGTAAGAGTCAGAAGCTAAAGAACGCTATTATTGATAGTGTTGAACATCTCAAGACTGGAAATTATGAAAAAGTCAAGTCTTTGGTTGACAGTGCAATGAAGGCTGGTATGGAACGTAACATTGGTCATGATTATATGACTGATGTTGATAAACGTATGAGTGTTATGGCACGTAACACTGTTAAGACCAACTGGACTGAAGTAGATACCATCATGGATGGTGGATTGGCAGGCGGTGAACTTGGAATTATCACTGCTTGTGCTGGTAGTGGCAAGAGTTGGGTTTTGGCAAAGATTGGTGCTGAAGCCATGAAGCAAGGAAAGAACGTGGTTCATTTTACTCTTGAGTTGAATGAAAACTATGTGGGTCTTCGTTATGATGCATGTTTTACCGGAATTGACTTTCAAAACATTCGTAATAACATTGATATCGTTCGTAAGAAGATTGAACAAGTTCCCGGTAAACTGTTCATCAAGTACTTTCCTATCAAAACTGTTAGTGCCCATCACTTGAAGATGCATACGGAACGTATTGCGATGTTGGGAAGTAAGATCGATTTGATTATTGTCGATTATGCTGACATTCTACGTCCTTATCAGAGTGAACGTAACAGCAATAGTTATAGTGAAGCTGGTGGTATTTATGAAGAACTTCGTAGTGTTGCTGGCGAACTTCAGGTTCCTATATGGAGTGCTTCACAAAGTAACCGTGCTGCTATGGATGAAGACATTATTCAGGCAAATAACATCTCCGATTCGTATCGAAAGATCATGACGGCAGACTTTGTTATGTCATTGAGCCGTAAAGTTACCGATAAAGTATCGAATACTGCACGGTTTCATATCATCAAGAACCGTTTTGGTCCCGATGGTATGACATTTCCGAGTCGAATGAATGCCGGATGTGGTGATATTCAGATTTATGCTGAAAACTCCAAGGATGGTATGTCAGTTATCAATGAAATGGGTGACAGTGAGAATCTTGTGAAGAAGGCACTTAGCAATAAGTGGAATGCTCACATAGAAGATGACAAAGACTGATAGTATGTTACGATCAAAAAACGTCAAAAAAATTTATCAAAATGAATATCAACTGAGGGTATTTGAAAATACAAAATCATAGTTATTTTTGTCAATATGAACAAAGAAATCTTTATTAAAAAAAGAGGTGGCGCATTGGAGAAATTCAATGCGGATAAAATCAATCAGGTTCTACAGTGGTCAACTGAAGGTATCAAAAACGTTTCGTTTGAAGAAGTTGCAATGAATGCACATTTGTCATTCTTCGATGGAATGACTTCTGATAACATTCATGTTTCGTTGATTGAAGCGGCTGCACAACAAATTAGTATTGAAAAGCCAAATTATCAATACGTTGCATCACGTTTGTTGAATTATCAACTTCGTAAACGTGTTTGGGGTGGCAAAAATCCACCAAAGTTGTATGATCTCGTTAAGACAAACATCGAAAAGTTTGTTTATGACGGTGATATCTTGGAATGGTATTCCAAGAAGGACTTTGATAAGTTGGACGAGTATCTCAAACATGATCGGGATCTTGATTTTGCTTATGCTGGCATTAAACAGTTGTGCGATAAGTACTTGATTCAAAATCGTAGTACTAAAGAGATCTATGAGACTCCTCAGTTTGCATATATGTTGATTGCCATGACGTTCTTCAAGAACTACAAGGAGAATCGTCTGGAATATGTCAAGAAGGCATACAACTATTTCAGCAAACACAAGATCAATCTACCCACACCAATTATGGCGGGTGTTCGATCTGTCATGAAGAGTTACGCTTCATGTTCGTTGTTTTCTGTTGATGATACTCTCAAGAGTATTTTCAGTAACAATAGCGCTGTTGGATACGCAACCGCAAGTCGTTATGGTATTGGTCTCAATTTGTCACGTCTACGTGCTACAAACGCACCAATTCGTAACGGTGAAGTGATTCACACCGGTCCAATCCCATTTGCCAAGGCATTTGAGTCAACTGTCAAGAGTTGTCACCAAAATGGTATTCGTGGTGGAAGTGCCACAGTTAACTTTGCGTGGTTCCATTATGACATTATGGACATTTTGGTGTTGAAGAATAACGCTGGAACTGATGATAACCGTGTTCGTAAGTTGGATTATTGTATTGGTCTTGATAAGTTGATCTTTGAACGATTCATGGAGAACAAGGATATTACATTGTTCAGTTATCATGAGTGTCCGAGTCTTTGGAATCGATTTGGTTATGATGATTTCAAGGAAAAGTACGAAATGGCAGAAGCTAACAAGAACATCAAGTTCAAGAAGAAGATCAAGGCACGTGATTTGTTGATGGTCTTGGCAAAAGAACGTATTGAAACCGGTCGTATCTATACAATGTTTGTTGATCATGCTAATGAACATGGCAGTTGGCTGGATCAAGTAGATACAAGCAATCTTTGCCTTGAGGTGAATCATCCTTTGATTCCAATTGAAGATGTTAACGATACGAACGGTGAGATTGGAGTGTGTATTTTAGCAGCGGTTAATTGGTTGGAGATTTCTTCAGACGACGAAATGAAGAGTGTTTGTGACGTTATTGTTCGAATGCTTGATTCGTTGATTGAACATCAGAATTATTTCGTTCCTGCCGCTGAGAATTTTGCTAAGAAACGTCGTAGTCTTGGAGTTGGTGTTACCAACTTGGCAGCGGTTCTTGCGAGATCGGGAGTTAAGTATTGGGATAATGATGCACCAAACATTGCTGCACGTTGGATGGAGAAGATGAGTTATTATCTTATCGACGCCAGCGTTGAAATGGCAAAAGAGTTTGGTCCGTGTGAGAAGTTTAATCGAACAAAGTTTAGTCAAGGTATTTTGCCTATCGATACTTATAAGAAAGATATTGATACGTTTGTTACTGAACCTCTTAATATGGATTGGGAGGTTCTTCGTGAAAAGATCAAGACACATGGAATGCGTCATAGTACGTTGACTGCTTGTATGCCTGTTGAATCCAGCAGTGTTATTCAGAGTAGTACCAATGGAATTGAACCTCCACGTAGTTTGATTAGTCACAAGGGTAGCAAGACTAATATTCTCCCGGTGGTTGTTCCCGGTGTGGAAAAATACAAGGATGATTACACCTTTGCGTTTGACATGCCGGACAATACTGGGTACCTTAGAGTAGCTGCTGCTATTCAGAAGTTCACAGACATGAGTATTAGTACCAACACTTATTATGTTCCATCACGTTATCCTCAGAATAAGGTTCCTGTACAGGATGTAATTATGGATATGATGTTGGCATATAAGTATGGACTTAAGAATCTGTATTATGCCAATACCGATGACGGTGATAAGCAAACTGCAATGTCGGATGTTAAAGAAACTGTTAAGGATGAACCGAAGATTGAAGAAGAACAGTTTGGGTGTGTTAGCGGTGCATGTGCAATGTAAAATAATAAAACTATGAAAACTGTACTAAACAAGAAAAATATTGATCAGTTGTCGAACCCAATGTTCTTTGGTGAAGATTTGTCTCTTCAACGATATGATCAAATCAAATATCAGAAGTTTTATGATCTTTACGATCAACAACTTAACTTTTTTTGGAGACCCCAAGAAGTTTCGTTGGTAAAAGATATCAGTGATTACAAGAGTTTATCAGACGAAGAACGATTTGTGTTTGATAACAACCTTAAGTTTCAAACGATGACTGATTCGATGTTGAGTCGAAGTATTCATGAATTGATGAAATACGTTACAAATCCCGAATTGGAGATTTGTATGAATACGTGGTCGTTTTTTGAAACGATTCACAGCAACAGTTATACATATATTCTGAATAACGTCTATCCTGACTCTACTAAGTTTTTTAATAGTGTTTTGGAAGATCCAGAAATTGTAAAACGTGCAACTGAAATATCACAAAAGTACGATGAACTTTTGACCGGTGGTAAAGATGAACGTCAACGATTGTATGATGCCGTTTTGGCCACACAGATCACAGAGGGACTGGTCTTTTATGTAAGTTTTGCATGTAGTTTTTACTTTGGTTACCGTGGAAAGATGGAAGGTAACTCAAAGATTATCAAGTTTATTAGTCGTGATGAAAACCTTCATGTGGCGATTACTCAGAATATCATGAAGAATTGGATGAATAATCCAGATGAAGGATTTCAAGATATTGTCAAGAAGAACGAAGACAAGGTTTATGCTGCCTATGAAATGGCAGTCAATGCTGAAAAGGATTGGGCCGATTATTTGTTCAGTAAAGGCAATTTGGTGGGATTGACTTCTGAAAGTCTCAAACATTATGTTGAATGGTTGGCTAATAACCGACTTTCAAGTTTGGGATACAAGAAGATTTATCCTAACGCCAAAAACAATCCTCTATCGGGATGGTTGGATAGTTTTTACGACAGTAAAAAGTTACAAGTTGCTCCTCAAGAAACTGAATTGAGCAGTTATGTAAAAGGTGTAGATAATACAATCAACGAAAATGTTTTCGCTGGTTTTAAACTATAAACACCACGGTTCAAAATAAAATAAAATAAAGGAATAAATTATGTCAAATCCAACACCAACGCCAACACCAAGTGGTACAGCCGGAACTAACGGTTCTAAGCCAACGCCAACTGGAACACCAAAGCCTACAGGATCAAGTGGATCCAGTGGATCCAGTGGTTCCGGCGGATCAAGTGGTTCTAAGCCAAAGCCAACCGGAACACCAAAGCCTACAGGATCAAGTGGTTCTAGTGGTTCTAGTGGCAATAAACGTTAATAAAGTTAAATAACATCACAAGAACACCCTATTTTGGGTGTTCTTTTTTTGTTGTTATATTCAACTTTTATATATTTATAGTCATAATATGAAAATTGATCAATTACGTACACTCATTTCTGAAGGAATCCAAGAAGTTCTTGTTGAACGAAAGAAACGTTTGGATGAAAGAAATAAGATCTCAGGTCTTTTGAAGAAGATTGTGATGGAGGTTATTGAAGAAAAGAATGCGGAGTTCGATAAAACTTGTTCACAAATCGAAGAAGAGTTGGATAAAGAGGCCAAAAAGATCAATAAGAGTTATAGTGTCACCAAAAATGACGCTGGTAATTTTGAATTGTGTGGATGTGATCCATACCACGTTCATGTACGTCCACGTTGGAACAACAGTTTTGAAATATTGGCTTATAAAGACAAAACAGATCGAACCAAAAAGATTGGTTTGACATATGATGAAGTGAAAGACTTTATCAAATCATATTTGACAAGCGATAAAGAAAACTATCTCAATACTGCTTACAACAAAGTCGCAGACAATAGCCTTGATAAGGAAAAGAAGAAGAAACAAGACGGACCACAAAAGACTGACGTTAAAGTAGTTGATGCAGTAGAAAAGAAAGAGGATCTTCCCGACCAACCGATGCAAGATGTTAACCTTAAAAAGGTTGAAAAGCAATCTGATCACTCTTTGAAGGGTGAAAAGCCAAAGTACAAGTATCCGAAACAATCGGATGATGACTTGACTGTCAAATTTAAGTGAGTTAATCGAATACGGGTATATCTAGCATAGTCAAACCACTGTCGGATAAAACCTATGAAAAGAATTATATCTAAATTATTACTTGTTGCAGCGTTACTCAGTGTATGTTCTGTTAATGCTGGTCACTTCAGTTGGGGTGTTTCTATTGGATTTGGCGTTCCCGTGTATTGTTATCCACCACAACCAGTTGTTTATGTTCCCGTAGTATATCAACCACAAGTGGTAGTGTATCATCAGCCGGTAGTGTATCATCAGCCGGTTGTAATAATGCCACGACCTGTGGTTTATTATCCCGCTCCAACGATTTGGGTTGGCGGACATCACCATCATGGTCGTAGACGATAAAAACATCAAACATTCTAAAACCCTCGTAAAATCCGCTGAAAAAACAGCGGATTTTTTGTTGACTTTTTCTATAACCGGTGTAGGATGATGGAAATTAAAAATATGACAGACATCAAACTCTCCTCAGTCAACGATATCCTCAAGACTTCTGTGAATCTTAAGCCATCTGATGTGATTATTTCAGATCTTAAGTGGAAGTACCTCGTTCGATCAGTTCTTTACGGTAAGAACGTGTTGATGGTTGGACCCACTGGTTGTGGTAAGACTCTTGCCGCTCAGACAGTTGCCAAGGTCTTCAATCGTCCGTTCTTTTACTTCAACATGGGATCTACTCAAGATTCTCGTAGTGCTCTTATTGGTAATACTCACTTTGAAAAGGACACGGGAACGATTTTTAGTGAGTCTACTTTTGTTAGGGCGATTCAAACTCCTAATGCTGTCATTCTTTTGGATGAAATTAGCCGCGCTCACCACGATGCTGCAAACATCATGATGACTGTTCTTGATAACCTTCAACGATATCTTCGTTTGGATGAAAAGAAGGACAGTGAAGTTATTACCGTAGCGAAGGGTGTGTGTTTTATTGGAACTGCCAATATTGGTAATCAGTATACTGCCACCCGTGTTATGGATCGCGCTTTGATGGACCGTTTTACTGTTAAGATTGAAATGGACTTTCTTGATAAACAGTCCGAATTTAACCTTATGGTTAATCGATTCAAGATTAACACCAAAGATACTGAGGTTTTCAACACCATCTCCGCAATTTGTGATATTGCGGCTCATACCCGTGATCAATATCGTCAGGAAGATGGTAAGATTACCAACTTTGTGTCTACCCGTGCTGTGTGTGAGATGACAGAATTGGCCAATGATGGATTCAATCTTCGTGAGATTGCTGAAAGTGTCATTTATCCTGAGTTTTCTATTGACGGTGGTGTTGACAGTGAACGTGTGTATATCAAACAGGTTGTTCAGAAGTATATTCCGGCAGAATCCAACACCACTCCGTTGATGAATGATCCAGTTGGTGTTTCTCAACCTCCGTTCTAAAAAAAGTATTGACATTTGTATAATTCCGGTGTAGGATATTATCACGATGAAACAATCCTCTATACATTCTGATTTCTGGTTGGACGAATTTGATGATTTCGACTCGACGGTTGCTGTTGATTCGACCACTCGTCTTATTCGACTCAATATGAGCCGTAGAGCTGTTGCTAATTTTGTTAGTATCCTCACCGGAAAGAACATCCCGGTGATGTTCAATGACAGCGGAGACAACATGACTGATGGTAAGGTTGTGTATCTTTCATCTGACATAGGAGATCCTGAGGATTTTGATAGTCTTGTTGGATTGGCTCTACATGAAGGATCACATGTGTTGTTGAGTGACTTTCGTTTGGTGATTGATCTGTGGCAGAACATTCCACGTAGTCTTTACAATATTGCCGAGACAAAGGGGTTTTCTAAAACTGATGTAGCTTCGTTTCTTAAAACGATTCTGAATGTCATTGAAGATCGTTATATCGATCAGTTTATTTACACAAATGCGCCGGGGTACCGTGGATATTACTTGGCGTTGTATGACAAGTTTTTCAACAACAAAAACATTGATGTGATGTTGAAGTCACAAATGTATCGTTCCGCTACTCTTCAATCCTATGAATCTCGGTTGATTAATTTGACAAATCCAAATACTGATTTGGATGCGTTGCCTGATTTTAGGGAGATTGCTGAGACGATTAGTATTTCGACAATCAATCGTTTGAAAACGCCTCAAGATCGTCTTGATTTGGCTATCAAAGTTTGTGAGTTGATTTACACAAACATTGATTCTGATCAGCAGAAAATGGAGAATGGAAATTCTAAGAATGGTGAAAGTGATACCAAACTTGTTATTGGTTCGGATGAATCAAATGGTAAATCTTCTGATTCTGCTGAATCTATCATTGGAGGTTTAACTACGTCTGTAGTTTCTCCAACTTCTAATTCTGAAGATGTTACTAAAAAGGCGAATGAACAAAGTGGAGTTTCCAAGAGCAAACGTGATTCTATTGATCGTGCTCTAAAGAAGCAGAAGATTTTTGTTTTGGGAAATATCAAGAAGTCAAAGATTTCTGCTACTGAGAATAAGATTCTTGCCAGTTTGGAAAGTGCGGGAGTGACTATTGTTAATGTTGGAGCTAATATTATTGATGGTACTAGTCCCACACCCGGTGTTGATTGTATTGTTGTGAAGAACTTCAATCGTGAACTGGTATTTTCCGATATTTGTCCTTGTGTTGATTATGATGAACATAAAAACCCTAAGGCAGCCACTAAAATGGCAGTGGAACGAGGTGTCCAACTTGGCATTTTGCTTGGAAAACGTCTGAGTATTCGTAGTGAAATTAACACAACGAAGTATATGCGTAAGTCAATGGGTAAAATTGATCGACGTGTTTTGTCTGATCTTGGATTTGACAACGAGAATGTTTTCTATAGAATTGAGACGGATCTGTATAAAAAGGCGTTTATTCATATTTCTGTAGATGCTAGTGCTAGTATGGATGGTAAAAAGTGGACTAATACTATCACTTGTGTTACGGCAATTTGTAAAGCCGCTTCAATGATTTCTAATATTCGTGTCAGTGTGAGTCTTCGTACAACCAGTCATACAAGTGGTAATCCGTATATTGCTATGGTGTATGATTCTAGTAAGGACTCTTTTGCCAAAGTGGTGAATCTGTTTCCTTATTTGTCTTGTACTGGAAGCACTCCTGAAGGATTGTGTTTCGAGGCAATTATGGATCAGTTGAAAGACTGTGGAGAAAACGAGGATTATTATTTCCTGAATTTCTCTGATGGTGAACCGGGGTATTGTTATCAAAAGAACAACGTATATATTGTGTATTCAAGTAATAATGGATCAAAACACACTCGTAAACAGGTTGGCATGATCCGTGAAAAGGGATATAAGGTTGTGTCTTATTTTATCAGTGAATATACACATAAAAATTATTATATTGATCCGGCCGTTACATGTTTTAAAACTATGTACGGTAAAGACTCCCGGTTTATTGATGTAACCAACGTTATTAGTGTCGCTAAGACAATGAACGACATGTTTTTGAACAGTAATAGTAAAATCTAACAACTAACAAGAAAGTAAATATAAAATATGAAGAAGACAAATCGACAGAACAAGACTGGACTCAGCGTGAATTGGCCCAACGGCTTTTACACGATGGAAACCAGTGAATCACATCCTAACATTCCCAGTTTGTGGAGTCAGAACCAGCATTTTGCTGCTCTGATTACGCTTCGGGTTAGGTTGACCAACGCAATTGAAGCAAATCAGGTGGTCTCCTTGGGTACCGTAAAGGGTATTAAGGGTCGTCCCAAGTTGGTATTTGCCAACGCTCCTGTTTCTCAAGAAACTATTGAAACTGCCCGATCTGCGGGTGTTGTTCTCAATGACAACATTCCTCACATTGTGAATGTTATGAGTGTTGTTCCTACCACAGAGGAGACTTCAGATGTTATGGATCATGTGACGCATAATAATAACACCACGGTCTCTACAGTTTAAAATAACCAAGATAGTGTTTTTTGTTCTATGTATATGAGTTGTAAAAACTCATTCATATGAAGAGAAAACACTATTATTATTTTGAATTGGCTAAGGGTGACGCGTACTTTTTGTATGATGAGGAGAGTCTAATCAAACTAGACTCTCCTCTTTCTATTGGCGACGAACGTAAAGTTAAGAATGAAGTAACTAAACTTCCTAAAGATAAAAACGGTAAAATGCCAATTGTTACTTATAGCAAATTAAGATCTGTAACAATTAAAGAGAAGAGACATCCATATTACCATTTTGAACTTGAAACGGAAGATGGTTACTTACTTTACGATAGAAGTGGTTTGATTAAAAAGGGATCTCCCATTTCTATTGGCAGCAAAAGTGAAGTTAAGTCCGCCGTCACTACTAAATTGCCTAAAGATGAAAATGGTCAATTGCCACCAATCAATTATAGTAAATTGATAAATGTATCAATACAATCAGGTAAGATAGTATTTGAATTTGAGGCAATAGAAAAACCATCGGGTAAAAAAGAAAAACTATCAGATGATAATATAATATTTGACTTTAAACGGGATGTTACTATAGACTTTGAAGACCGAAAGAAAACATCATGAGTGATTTTTTTGATTTATCCGCATTTGAGTTTAATGAGAAACTAGAAAAACAAAAGTTCATAGATAATATGAACTTTTTCAAAGCTATGAGTGTTGAGGAATCAACGTTTTATAAGAAGTGGGAGGAAGTAAAAGGGTATAGTAACTTTGCAACTAAGTCTGATGATGTGAAGTGTAAAATCTGGAAACCCAAGGATCTTAACAATGAACAGTTAACACTACAACAGTTGGAAAATATGAAACCTACGATGGTTCATGTTGAAACCGAATCGCAAGAATTGGATTGGTTGATGTTGCGTGTATTTTGTCATACGATGGAGTTTAGTCAGACTCCGGGTAGATTTTTAAAGTTTCTTATTACGGATGGCAATGAAGACAACCCAAAGTATTTGGGAGCGGTATCTGTATCAAGTGATGTTATTACCATTCAGGATAGAGATGTTTATCTAGGATGGACACCAAAGAATAAGTTGGAAGACGGCAAGTTGGTTCATAGTTCAATCGGAAGTTGTATTATGAGTACTCAACCATTCGGTTATAACTTTTTGGGTGGTAAGTTGATAGCGTGTTTGGTTACATCATCTGCGGTTCGTAATGTATGGAAGAAGTTGTATGGTCAAACGTTGGTAGGAATGACAACCACCAGTTTGTATGGTAGTTACAGTATGTATAACAGTTTGAAGTGGTGGCACAAGTGTGGGACCAGCTCTGGGAAGATACCAATTAAGCCAAATGACGATGTATATCAGATTTGGCATGATTGGATCAAGGAAAACAAATCTGCGGAATACACTAAAAAGATGACCCAAAAGGATAATGTTTCTGGACCTGTGACTGGTGCTAAACAACGTGTATTGAGCATGATCTTTCAAGAATTGAAACTTCGGACTCAAGATTATGTTCACGGATATGAACGGGGCGTATACTACAGTAGTTTTTATGAAAATACCAAGGAATTCTTGAAGAACGAGATTACTGAAGATCAATTGGTCATGAAAAAGTTGTATGTGGATGATACGGATGCTATAATGAATTGGTGGAAAGCCAAGGCAAAAGATCGATATATCAAGTTAAAAGCTGAAAATAACCTTAAAAGTGAGGTATTGTATTATAGTCCGATTACTGACATGTCGTATCAAACTGCTAAAGAAAACTTTTTTAAAGAAGTTGGCCGCTGAGTTCATATTTATAATGTACAATAAATAGGACTTTTGTGCTAGATTTTATTTCTTATAACAGATTTAACACGTTTATAGAACGTTTGTTGGTGGTTAGAAAAACTCAATTTTCTCCATCATATGTGGATAATTCCGCAAACGGTCTATTTACTGGACCTGCCGGCACCATTCTACAAAAGCGTGGTAATGTATTTTCGTACAAATATCCAAATGATTCTGATTTCACTGTTATTAATTTAATTAATAATTCGATTGAACGGTTGTGTAACAATTATTCGGTGGTGTTAAATGATGGTGTAAATAAAAATGTAACGTGGACTAAAAAGGATAATAGTCCCGGTACAAAATGGGAAAATAAAGGTGTTCGCAGTCAAATTTGTGTTATTTGTGAAATTACACCAGCATCTGCATGTGCAACTCCTACTCCGTATCCTACTCCTACTCCGTACACTTATTATGGTGATATTGATGTTGGCACATTAACTGTAACGACGTTGATTGTTGATAGTAATACACCATGTCCTCCAACCAGCGCTGGAACGTTTGGCGAGATTACTGTATGTGAAAATTACATGTACATTTACGATGGGACTGAATGGAAACGTTTTGAACTTTCTACTTATTATTGATTATGCCAACGACGTATACTGAACTAATTGCTGGTACAGTTACAGCCACTACTTTGATTGTGAATGATTCTGGCTCATGCACTCCTACGTCAAGCACCGTTGGTACTTTTGGACAGATTATTATTTGTGAGAATTATATCTACGTTTATGAAGGTGTTAAGTGGAAACGTGGTGAGGCAAGCACATATTTTTAAAAAAAGTCTGTACACGACCGTATTCCTATGATACGGTCATCTCATGCGTAATCACCGTTATAGTCTGTGTTGTATCTCCCTTCGTCTTCAAGAGCAGGGAATTCAAGCGTCCACCATGACCAAAACTCGTTTCCTTCAGTTGGAACGAGTCAACGCAGAACGTACTGTTGCAGATCGTACCCTAAACAACGTAATTGTAACACGTAAGACACTAGAATATTGTGCTTCTCGTAAGTGGAATTACCGTATCAGCAGCGGTATGATGCCTTTAGAAACACTTCCAGAAGCAAATCTTTCTATTGAAACCACTTATAACTTTGACAAGATCAAACATGAGTTTGATTTGTGTACTTCGGTGATCAAACAACATAACATTCGTTGTTCTACACATCCTGACCAATTTGTGGTTCCCGCTAGCGCAAATCCCAATGTGGCTCAAAAATCTGTTATTGAGTTGGAAACTCATGGAAAGATGATGGATTATATGGGACTTCCTCAATCGTATGACGCACCTATCAACATTCATATGAATTGTTTCAAGGGTGCGGATCTAAAAGACATCGCAAAACGTTTTATTGACGTATACAACGATCTTTCGGTGTCAGTGAAGCGAAGATTGGTTTTGGAGAACGAAGACAAGCCTAACAGTTGGAATGTGGAACAACTGTATGAACACGTTTATCAACAGACTGGTATTCCAATCACATATGACAACCTTCATTTTCGTTGCAATCCGGGTCGTCAAACTGCAACTGAAGCTCTAACGATGGCTACAAATACGTGGTCTGCGTATATTCCGTTGTTTCACTTTAGCGATAACGATCCTTCTGAAAAGAATCCCCGGTCACATGGTCAGTATGTGCGTGATATTCCGGTGGAATATGCCACATACAATGGTAACTTGGATCTTGAAATGGAGTTTAAAGCCAAAGATTACGCTATCGAAAAATTTCAATCGGAGTTGAATTAAAAAAACAATTCTGTTGACATCATACATATCTATGATATGATGAGGATAGTTAGTTCCAAACTAACGAAATAAAACACTAAATATAATAAAGTTATGAAGATTATTAATGACTCACGTCTTAAGACGTATTTTGTTCAAAGTAAGAACGCCGCAATCAATACTTATATTGCGGGACCAACCAATGGCGCACATCGTGCTACCCGTTTGACCCTCCATGTCGGAAAGACCCGAGTGGATTTGAACGGTAATCAGATTCGTGCCCTTCGTAACGTACTCGACAAGAGCAAGACTCTTGCTGGAGTTCGTACTCGTAAGACGACTAAGGTTGCAATGGAGACGATTCGTAGGGATGTCACCAATATCGTTGCTGGAGTTCTTGCCCGCAAGGCGGTTAAGGCTGCCAAGCCGGCAAAGCCTGTTAAGCCTGGCAAGCCTGCAACCAAGCCTGTTAAGACCAAGTAAACAAGAACTAACATAGACAGAGATATGGGAAAGACTTATAGAAAGAATTCGGATTCTTTTCAACGTAAGAAAAAGAATCGTAAGGTAGAACAAAGTTCGAACAAGTCCAAGCCAGGAAAATTCGATAAGAATCAACCATTCGAAAGAGAAGAAGAAGAATAATATGATTAAAAAGACTATACTTACCATATTGGTAGTATTATCTTTGTTAACCTATAAGTTTGAAGTACTGATACCACTGGGATTCGTCCTAGTGGTATTTTACTTATATAAGGTTCACAAGATGTTACTCGCCAACAAAAAAATTATTGATGAAAATACCAACGATGTAAACAAGGTTATAACAACTTTACTAACCAACCAGAAGGTGTTATCCTCTGATCTTAAATCGTTACGGAATCAAAATCATGGCAACAAGAAAAACGTCACCAAAGAAATCCAAAAAAGCATCAACAGAAGACAGTAATATTAGCACACCAAAGGCCTTGGGGTTATTTGATCATGTTAACCACATACGTAATGTTCAAAATCCCAAGTACTTTTCAACGTTAAGTGATGCTGACAAAAAGAGTTTTGCTCACGTGATGTTGATGAAGTTTTTGTCGATGGATCGTAACTCTCTTGATTCACTTTCTTATATTGGAAAGTATCAGGACAGTATGCCGTCTGAGAACTTTTATCAGGTATTGATTGCAACTGTACCTCGTACTAAATATTTTCATCCCTATATCAAACCATCAAAGACAAAATACTCTTCGGAGTTTTATCAATTGCTGGCACGATGGTATGAATGTTCATCTTCAGAAGTAGAAGAATATGTTGAAATTTTAAGTCAAACAGATAGTGGTTTAACAGAAATGATCAATATATGTAAAGCGTATGGTTTGACCGACGAAGAAGCGGAAAAACTAATGACAAATGAATAAAAAAGTTTATATCGGAATATCTGGAGTCGCAAGATCAGGCAAGAACTTGTTTTGTGATATATCAAAGAAAATCATTGCCGAAACATATGGATTGTCAGTCAGTTCTTATGCTTTAGCGTATTATCTCAAGAATGACTGTAAGGAGTTTATACAGGATAAGTTGGGGGTGGATGTTTTTACGGAGAATACTGAAGAAAAAAAGGTATTTCGAGATATGCTTGTTTGGTATGGTGATGTAAAACGTAAACAAACACATGGTCGTTATTGGACCGAGAAACTTCAATCTGATATGGAAAAGGATAATTCGGATGTTATTTTTATAACAGATATTCGGTATAACTTTTATCCAAAAGACGAAGTGTATTGGATTACCAACGATTTGCAAGGTAAGTTAATTCACGTTTCCAAGTACACATATGGTTTTCCTACAGATGGAAGACGTATTCGTAGTGATATTGCCAATACAACCAAAAAGATTTGGACTGATCCTGCGAATGATCATGAACGTTGGAACGATCCTAAGGTTAAGGATGAATCCGACGTTTTGGTTGAATGGGAACATATAAATTCCACCGGTAAAACATATCAGGATATTATGAACGATGAAACTCTGAACAAGATTGTGTCACCAATTTACGAAACGATGTTCAAAAAATGAAAGGCATTATTTTATCTGGTGGAACTGGTAGTAGGTTATATCCACTTACATGTACATGTAACAAACAGTTGTTGCCTGTATTTGATAAACCCATGATTTATTATCCTTTGTCAACATTGATTAACAAAGGAATCCGAGAAATCATGATTATATCTACGCCCAAATGGATTCCTGAGTACAAGGCGTTATTTGGAAATGGAAAACATTTGGGATTAAAGATTGTATATGGTGTACAACCACAACCAAAAGGTATTGCTCAATCATTTTTGATCGCTGAAGATTTTATTAAGAAGGATTGTGTATCTTTGATATTGGGTGATAACATTATTTTTGGAACCTTGGTTGATACGTTGTTTTCACCGGCACAAATCTTTGCATATTCAGTAACAAACCCACGGGATTATGGTGTGGTTGAGTTTTCTTATGATGGACGAGTAAAGTCAATAGAAGAAAAACCAGAGGTTCCTAAGAGTAAATATGCGGTTCCGGGTTTATATTTTTATGATAATGCGGTGGTTGGTATTGCTAAAAAGTTAAAACCATCTGCTAGAGGTGAATTGGAAATCACTGACGTAAACAAAGTGTTTTTGGAAAGAAATGAGTTGTATGCCACGTTAATGAAACGTGGATCTGTATGGTTGGACGCTGGAACACCAACTACATTAGCACAAGCTAGTAGTTATGTTCAAACTATTCAGGAACGTCAGGGTATCAAAATTGCTTGTATTGAAGAAGATTGTTTAAACAATGGCTTTATCAATGTGGATCAATACAAAATTATAATTGAAAAAACACCAAAATCCGAATATAGAAATTATTTGGAATCTATTCTTTGATATATATTCCCGGTTATGATTTTATTATTAGGTTCAAATGGTTATGTTGGAAAAGAGTTTTATAAACAACTATTTCAAAAAGGAATTCCAACTCGTACACATATTCCTTCTAGGGACATTACATACACACAATTACAACTTCTACACAAATCGTTAAAGTTAACTGCAATCATTAATTGTGCTGGATACACTGGCAAACCAAATGTAGATGCGTGTGAAACTGATAAACATAACACCATTTATGGTAATGTTGTACTACCTACTATATTGTCAACGTTTTGTGGAAACAATAATATTACGTTTGCACATGTGTCAAGTGGGTGTATTTATACTGGACGGCGTAGTGATGGAAGTCCGTTTACCGAATTTGATCCTCCCAATTTCAGTTTTGAACAAAACAATTGTAGCTTTTATAGTGGAACAAAGGCTATGGCGGAAAATATCATCATAAAGAATTCTCCTAAACATTATATTTGGCGATTGAGAATTCCATTTGAAGATATTGACAATCCTCGTAATTATCTATCCAAAATGTTGAATTATAAAAAACTATTAGATGCTGAAAATTCTATATCTAATAAACAAGAGTTTGTACGTGCTTGTATTGAAACTATTACGCGAGATGTACCGTATGGTATTTACAACGTTACTAATACTGGATTTATAACTACAAAACAAGTTATTGAAAAAATGCAAAAGACTATTGCTAAAGATAAAGTCTTCGAATTTTTTGATAATGAAGAATCGTTTTATACCACAGCCGCAAAAACACCACGTTCCAACTGTGTTATGAACAATCAAAAATTGTTATCAACTGGAATTAAAATGAGAACTGTAGATGAAGCATTAGATTACTGTTTAGAGAACTGGAAATAATATGAAATATACTGAAAAAGTTACAAATTGTCGGGTATCAAATGATACATTAACTCCGTTGTTTACGTTGGGTAATTTGTTCATTTCAAACTTTGTAAAAAAACAACCATCTGACGATTATAAGTCTGAAATGAAGTTGATGTTTTCACCGACATCAAAGTTGGTACAGTTAGAACAGGGTGCCGATCCAAACAAAATGTATGGTCAGTATTGGTATCGTTCTGGTACTAATCAAACCATGCGTAATCAACTTAAAAACGTGGTTGATAGTTGTATCAATGTGCACATTCCATGTGATACTCCGTTATGGTTGGATATTGCGTGTAACGATGGAACGTTGTTGAACTATGTTCCCACACCATATGCTCGTCTAGGAATTGATCCAGCGGATGATTCATATACCAAAGAGAGTGTTAAGTTTGCTGATCAGGTAATTCAAGACTACTTCTCTAAGGACGCATTTGATCGAAGTATTTTTAAAGGACGTAAGTGTGACGTAATCACATGTATTGCGATGTTCTATGACTTGCCTGACCCAGTTGCGTTCATGAATGAGATTTATGACGTGTTGGGTGATGAAGGAATGTTTGTGGTTCAAATGAGTTATACTCCGTTGATGATTCAACAAATGGCATTTGATAACATTTGTCATGAACATTTAATGTACTATTCATTACATTCATTTAAACATGTTGCTGATAGAGCCAAGTTTAAAATTGTTGATTGTGAGTTGAATGATGTTAACGGTGGATCATTTAGAGTATATCTACAGAAAGATGTCGCTAAGGTTACTTCTTTCGCTACTGCGCCATATCGTGATGTCGCTCGTTATCGTGTAAACTCTATTTTGGAATATGAAAACAAGATTGGTGCAAACACTATTGAATTTTACATGGATTTCTATAAGAAACTTCAAGAGTTGAAGATTAAAACGTATAACTTCATCAAACAAGAGAAGTTGAAAGGTAAAAAGATTTGGGTATACGGAGCATCTACTAAGGGAAATACATTATTACAGTACTTTGGATTGGATAAACGGTTGATTGATGGTGCGGCTGAACGTAGTCCATATAAATTTGGACTAAGAACAGTTGGCACTGACATTCCTATATATTCTGAAAATGAAATGAGAAAGGCTAGACCAGATTATCTTTTGATTTTGCCTTGGCATTTTATTGATGAATTCAAGAGGAGAGAAGCACCGTATTTGATGGCTGGTGGTCATTTTATTGTTCCGTGTCCCACATTTGAAATTATATGAATAAGAAAAACGTTTTAGTCACAGGTGGATGTGGTTTTATAGGATCACATTTTGTAGAGAAGTTATTGAACAATCCTGATATTGACAATATCATTAACTTTGATAAGTTAACATATGCTGCCAATAAGAATTTACAGTTTAATGTTGATCCACGATATAAACATTATGTTGCGGATATTAACGATGGTGTTATTCTGTGGCAGACGTTGAATAAGTTTGAGATTACTCATGTAGTAAACTTTGCCGCAGAAACTCATGTTGATAATTCAATTTATTCTCCCGATCCGTTTGTTACCACCAATGTTTTGGGAACATTTAATTTGATTAAAGCGATATATGATTATGGAAAGGTAGAGAAGTTTATTCATATATCCACTGATGAAGTGTATGGATCATTGAATGCAAAGGAGTCTTCATTTACTGTAGATAGTCCATATCGACCCAACAGTCCATATTCTGCCACAAAGGCTGCAAGTGACTTACTTGTACGTAGTTATGTTAAGACATATAAGTTACCTGCTATCATTACTAATTGTAGCAATAATTTTGGACCAAGACAAAATGGTGAAAAGTTAATTCCAACTTGTATTCGTAAGTTGAAAAACCGTGAACCAATTCCTGTATATGGAACTGGTCAAAATGTACGTGATTGGATTTATGTAAAAGATCACGTTAACTGTATTTGGGACGTTCTTGAAACTGGGGATGTAGGAAGTCAGTATTTGATTGGCGGAAAGAATGAATTAACCAATCTTGAGTTGATTGAACATATTAAATCTGTTTATGAAGATGTTACTAACACTAAGATCGACTATGATTATATCAACTATGTAGAAGATCGCAAGGGACATGACTTGCGTTATTCGATTGAGACCTTTGATTATGAACAGAAGTTTGGACAAATGAACCTTACAGACTTTTCAAACGCTTTAAAGACAACTATTGAAAGTTATCTATAATCAAACATTAAACTCTTGGATGATAACATTATTTTGAATAAATTTAATGTTACCATCACCCAAAGAGTTTTTGAATAGATTGATATGGTTACTAACTTCGGTTATAACCAATAATCGGTATTGGGATTCACACTCGTTTTTTACACGTTGTTTTTCGGTACCTCTACAACTGCACGTATTTTTAAAACGTTCTACCAATAATACATACTCTTTCAGTTTAGAAACTGAATTGGGTATTCCATTGTGCGTTTTTAATATGTTGTAAAATTCGGTGAAGTTTTGAACCAGTATCATATTATTTAAAAAACTTATTTACGATAAGTAAATATATAACAAGTGTAAACACATAAGTTACGGGAAATATGTAAAACGTGGAGAAAATCCATGAAGATAATACGGTAAACCAAAACCCAATACACCACGGGCAATTGACAAGTTTAGTGAAGAAGTTTGGATAGGTTTGTTTTATCCACTGTAAGTATTCTAAACTGAAATCGTTTTCTTGTGCTTTTTCAAATTCATCTATTTTAAAAAGACGTTTCATTTTAAACAAACCACTGTATTCAAGAAACGCTTCTGTATGAAACCACACAACCAAAAATGCAACTCCAATAAATGTAGTATTTAGTATGTTTATCAGGTTTATCATAGATGTTTGAATGTGTATTGGTTTTTGTTAACAAAGTCTCTTAGGCAGTCGCCTAATGATGCCTCCGCCTTGCTTTTGAAGTTGTTTCTGTCTTCGAAATAGGTTATGTAATCTTTGTATGAATTGTGTCTCAATAAATAGTTCTCAGCTACAATAATGTGTTCCATTAAATATTGTTGGAAATCAATATTATTGACTTTCATGATTTGAGCCGCGAACATAACATAGGTATCATCAACGCCATAGGGTCCAAGTGCATCGGGTATATCTGTAAATGTTAATAGGTTGGAACTAATTAAATTGAACCATCCACCACCAAATTTGGTAGGATCACATTTGATAAGATTGATGTGATTCAAATATGATTTACGGTTGACTTCAAAATATGGATTGATCGTCTTTTCACTTCCATATTTGTTGTTAATGAACTGATGATTTACCAAATGGTCCCATGTTTGATCCCAAATTTTGGTGATTTGAGGTGAAATAATATAATATTTGTTCTTTACCTGAGTAGCACAGTGTATCGAATATGACAAAGTTGCTGGAGGAAATACCAAGTCTGAATCCAAGTATATAAATGCGTCTACATCTTTACCGTATTTACGTATGCTATTACGACGTTTGTCGTTGATCCCTCTACAAGTACCATGGTCATCTACATCAAAGATGTAGTTTCTTGCCCAACTGGTATGAGTAACGTACTTTGACAATGATTCGAACTTCTCAATAAAGAAATCCTTTGGAATTTTTGTTTTGTTCCAATCAACTGTGTTCAAATTCAATGTAACATCCAAGGTAACTTCATGACAATCAATCATTTCTTGACTCAATACGGTCAATTGACGTTCAAATTCATCTAATTCGTGGGGAAGAAGGTGTGTAACAATTTGTATTTTCATAGTTTTTTACAGGTGTGTAATGCGGAACCAATCACTTGATGCATATCATAGTATCTATATTCAGCCAACCGACCACCAAATATAACATTCGATTCTTTTTCAGTTAATGTTTTATACTTCTCATATATTGGTGTATTAACTTTATCATTTATAGGATAATATGGTTCAAGTCCTTCACCATATTCTCTTGGATATTCACGTGTAATATAGGTGAAGTTTGTATTAACAGGATCAAAATGTTTATGTTCAAGAATTCGGGTAAATGGAACATGAAGTTCTGTATAGTTGACAACTGCGTTTCCTTGATAATCCGGTATTTCAATTCGTTCAGTTTCAAACTTTAGACTTCTGTAGTTCAAGTTTCCAAAACAGTAGTTATAGTATGCATCAATTGAACCGGTATAAATAACTTTTTTAGCGACATTGTTAAGTGACTCTTTGTTTTGAAGATAGTCCTCATTCAACCGTACTTCGATTCCATCCAATAACTTTTCAAATATTTGAGTGTAACCACCGATAGGAACACCTTGATAGTCAAGTCCATAGTAACTATCATCGTAGGTAAATCGAATAGGAAGACGTTTAATAATGGAAGATGGTAAATCTACGGGATGTCTTCCCCATTGTTTTGTGGTATATCCTTTGATGAATATTTCGTATATTTCTTTTCCTACTTGCGATAGTATCCACTCTTCTAAGTTCTTTGGATTTTCATTGTGAATACGAACTTCATCTAGTTTCTTTTTTGCTTGTTCTGGTGTGGTTACTCCATAGATTTGATGCAGTGTCATCATGTTAACCGGAAAAGAATAAATTTGACCGTTATAATTGACCTTGACATGATTTACAAAGTTATTAAACTTCGCAAACTTATTGATATAATCCCAAATCTCTTTATTGGATGTGTGAAATATGTGAGCGCCATACTTGTGAATGTTAATACCATCTTTGTTTTCAGTATAACAATTGCCACCAATATGATTGCGTTTTTCAATCACCAAACACTTGTAACCTTTATCAGTGAGTTCTCTTGCACACACTGATCCAAACATACCACTGCCTACAATTAAATAATCGTACATAACTTATTTTGAGATAATTTGATTTACTACATTAATATATTGTTTCACAACGTTTTCCCACGCAAAATTAGTAATTCCATATTGACGAATTTCATCACGGTGTAACAACGATTGTTGTCTGTTGGTTTCAATAACGCCACGAATGTAGTTTAAATCGTAAATTTTATCTTCAGATATTACACTAATATATGGTTTTGACAAGTCCAAATTAGCAACAGAACATTCTGAAATAACCACTCCAAGACCCGCAATTAACGCTTCCTTAGTCACAAGTGGATCTGCTTCTCCATCACTCAATAATACCAAGTTGGCATAATTGGTTAGATTGTCATACAATGTAGGCTTATCCCATTCTCCAATATAGTTTGGACGAGAGAAATTAAACCGATTATCGTCCTTATTGCCAATAAAGTCAATGTCATTGATGTTTTGATACATCCACTGACGTTTTCGATCTGTGATTTTAGCGAGATAAACGCTCTTTTCGGGTTTAGATGGCGTGGAGGTATATCGGAACATGTCTTGTCTTGCACCGTTACACACTATGTACAATCTATTTTCATTGGCACCATATTTTTTATATACGTTTTTGATACCTTCTGATAAACAGATGATGTTAAAGTCTCCACGAAGAAATGCTTCAAAGATTCGAGCATATCCACCGTAACGATGTGGTTGTTCTAGGTAGCCATAATGGGTAGTTGCGGCTTTGTGTTTACATTTGATATATGGTAACACATCAAACAAGTCGTCGTATTGAAGATGTACAAAGTCAGGATTATATTGATTAACTTGATTAATAATCTCTTGACGATTTTGTGTGTTGACAATTTGCACATCGTAACCAAGTTTGGTTAATTCGATATTATAATCCCATATCAGAGATTCTACAGCACCCCATCCTTTAGGAGGTATGGGCATAATTCCGGGTCCAATAATTGAAATTTTCATAGATAAATGTCACAGTCTTTAATTCGTGTATCAAACTTATAACCTCTTTCGGTCATATATTCACGATACGAGTTTTCATTAAATAGATTTTCCAACATGATTACCTTGGGTCTAAGTAAACTAAGTCCTTTCATAACTTCTAATTCCCAACCTTCGGTATCAACTGAAAGAATGTCTATATGTTCGATGTTCGCTTCTTTAATTATTGTGTCCAAACGACGTTGTTTAACTTTAATTTGGGTTTTATTTAATTTATTCACCCATCCATTTGATATTGACTGATATGAGTCTTTAATCTTTAAAGAAGAAAATGCGTGATCGGTGACATTGCCTCCGGTGATATGTACCAATGTAAAATCAACATCATCTTCCTCAGTGTCAGATAGTGCATATTCGTATATTTCATTTCCAATATCACGGTGTTGTTTAGCAAATGTAGGATTTGGTTCTACAATAACTGTTCTCCATTCGTTTAATGTGAAGTGACGAGATACAGATATAAACTCGGGAGTTGCTCCACCGACTTCAACCAAAGTACCTTTGTAACTATAATCAGGAAAGTATTTTAATCTAAGAAATTGATCCTCTTTATGTTCTGCAAAAAATGTTTCGTTCATACAAGTATTTTTAACACGGGTAAGTGTTGTCCGTTCAACTGTATATATACATTAAACAATGATGGATTACGCTTACAAATGTAAGCTAATGCAATTTGTTCGTTATTAATCATATTTTGATCCAACATTTCTTCTTGTAAGAACTGTAACGTGAGATCAGAAACCTTGGTTACGTATTCGTAATGACCTCCAAAGAACGTGCCTACCAATACACAGTCTGACATCCATTTGTAACTATCGTCAATAACAATTCTATTAGTATTGGCATTACCTTGAATCAAAAACTTGGGTGGAAGTTTATCTGGATTGGGAAAAGAGTTTGGGAGGTTATCAAAAAAACGACTACACCCAGCGTCCATCCAAAAAAAGTATGATGAATTGAATGGATTTTCTTTGATTGTTCGTTTTAACCATTCAAACTTTGAATATTGAATTATGTTATATAACGGTAAAACACATTCAACGCGGTGAGGATCTTTAATTTTGTTTAAATACTCTGGATTTTTAAGTATTGATTCAATTTGATCGTGTTTGTGATATAGTGGAACTTCTTCCAATGATGAAACTATAACCTTGATGTTATCTTTTTTTGGAATATATGGTACAACTTTATCTTCAGTGTAGATAACATAATTTGAAGATAATGATAATGTTTCCGGAAGCCATTCTAAATATTTTTCAAATGACCGTCCGTCGCCGTATTGTTTTCTGTTAATATCAAATAACGCTGTAACTATTGTTGTCATAATTATTATTTTAATAGTAAATACTATAACATATTTATATATTTTATAAGTTTATCCAAATAAAACTGATTTGCATCAAGTACATAACCATCACAGTTTTTTAATCCATAATGATTAATTACTGATGCGTGAATTGGAAACATTCCATTGGGATTGTTATATGTTGAGTCTGGTAATTTTGTTTCATTTTTGTCTAATATAACATCCTCATTTAATTGATTCATTTTTAGTTTTGTTAAAATTTGATTAACCATGTTTAAAAATATAATGCTTGTAGGATGTTGTGGAATTAAAAACAAAAGACGATTTTGTAATTCTGATTCGATATAATTAGAAATCTTTACGTCGGTTATAATTTCTTTAGTTTTTAGAATTGACATTGATTCATTGAACCTATTTTCATATTCCCAATCAATTTGATTTGATTGATATAGTTTAATTATATCATCATGAGTTGCTTTTGATAATAACAATTTATTTATAACACTATCTCCAAACCAAGAATTTTGTTCATGTCCTTTTTGATATATAGGCCATAATGCTGAGTTAAATACGTATGGATACGAAATTTGAATACATGATGACTTTAAATAGTGAATTAAAGAATCGGGGACGGTTGGATCTGTAGAATAACAGCCATATATATCGGGTAATGGTTGATACACAAATAAATCAGCAGTTAATAATTCTTTGATCGGCAAAGAATCTTTATTTTTAATCATTTCCCAATTTGCGTAAATTTTTACCTCGTAATTGTCTGCAAATTCTTTGTTCTTTTTAAGATAAGTAACAATTCCAGAATTTTGACAATTTCCAATAAATACAGCAGATAATTTACTCATAAGTTTTATGTAACATTTACACCGATTTGTAGTATACCGTTAATAAACGATGTTACGATTGTTGTCATATAAATATTTAAATTGATGTACTATTGGATGTGATGTTTGTTGCCAATACGGATATCGACCACACTCGATAATCTGACTATTAAATATTTCTTGCTCTCCTTGTAATGCAAATAAAATTGGGAGAATTACGTCATGTGCAAAAATAGCATAAAACGTTTTTGCAATACGTGGTAAAAAGGTTGGATCTTGTTCCATCACATACTTATATGATTTCAAAAAAGTATCACAATGAATTATTGCTGGAGTTGCTCCCCAACAGTTAATATCAATTGCGCCGGGTGTTTGTGTCAATATGGTTCTCAACGCCATAGGCAATCCCCAATTTATTCTAGATCCTAATAACTTGGCTCCTTGTGGAATTGATAATGGTCCACGAACAAGGGTGTCAGGATCCATTAATAACAAATAATCACTTTGACAGTATTCAATTGCTTGTTTGACACGATTTAAGAATGATCGTGTTGCAAATAGTATTTTTTCTTGAAAATATGGCTCTAAAAAGTTCTGATCTGTGACTTCTTTTATAAAATACATTGTATCGTCAACATGATTGATACTAATGTTATTTAGATTCAATAAACTATTGTAGTCTGAATCGTGACTTTCGGTGGTAAGGTAAATATTTGTAGAGCGGTATATTTTCCTGAAATATGTTAAGGAATATTCTACCGCTCGTACTTCATTATAACATGTAACTAAAACTCCCAACGTTATCATAACACTACATTTTTAATATTGTCTTCGAATACTTTAATGAAATTTGAATGTGACCACTGATTATAATAGTGTTCTAAAGGACCAAAACCGTTGTTGATTATTTCTTTTAATGAAGAATCTTCGGCGCAAATAGATGGAGTTGTATTCCAAATGTGTGAAAACATGTTGCTACGACAAATCGCAATAGGACGTTTTACTGACAATGCGTAATCTATGGATGATGATATACCATTGTAACTTGGATATTTTTGATAGAAGAAGATATTGAGATCATTACCGGCAAGAAATTCCAACAGTTCGTCATCACTGATAAAATTTGTGGTAATATTCAAAGTGATATTAGGATTGTTTAGTATTCTATTTGATACAAACTTAATCGTTTCAATGTCTCTGGAATTTTCACAGAAATGTGAATGTGTAAGATGTAACCTTAATTCAACTGGAAATGTGGTTCGATGAAAATTGTCTCGTATACACGCACATAGACTTTCATATTGTTTTGATGCAAATCCGAATCCAAATGACCCAATCTTTAGTTTGTTTGGATTTAAATTGGTCTTGTTGGTATATTGAAACAATGGTCTCAATAACCGATAATTGTTTTCGTTAGGTTTATAATTGGGATCTTGGTGTAGATAAAAATCAAAGAATGTAGAGTACGCAACATTGTGAACAATAGTTCCTTGTTTAATTCCCAATTGACGAAGTTGGTTAACATACTCACCGTCAACCCACGGCATTGTACCTGTGAGATGATTATAAACAATCACTTGAGGTTTATGCAGATCAACTTCTTTTTTAAATTCATCTCGGTTATCCATTTCCAAATAATGAACGATTAGGTTTTTTGACTTGGAAATAATAGATGCAACACGTTTACCATATTGGTACACGCCACAATTTTTTACTTTATGGTTAACTAAAAATAATTTCACAATTGTGCAATTAGATTTTCTGGAAATGAACTTTCGAAATAGTAATTATTTTTATTCAAAGAAGGATGTACCCACCAATCTTCAAACCCATTATTATTCAAATGATTTAATGTACTTAATGATTTAAAATGTAAATCTGGAACACGTACATTTGATCCTAATAGATGATATCCAAGATTTTTTAGATATTCACGTTGTGGTATACGAAATGTGTCTCCATAAATGTATGCATCATGTTCAATAGTAATAACGCTAAATTGATAAGAGTCATGTGGTAACAATTTAAGAGCGTCAGTACTAAATTGGTCTATATCAAGTGAGAGGTAGTCAATCACAGATGGATAAGAAAGACTTTCGAATAGATTTTTATAATCAACTGTTAGTGCGTTTTGATTTATAAATTGACATGTCCTTGATGAATATGTAGGAGCGTATCCTTTTTCGATTTCAACGCAAATACCTTTCCATCCGATGGATTCAAAAAAGTAACTATTGTTATGATCTACTGCACCACAACTTCCAATGTCTACGAAATAACCATTGTGTTTTCCATTTAGAATCTTGTGTGCAAATTGATCTTGATGTGCTTGTGATCTAAACATAAATTATAAAATTGAAAATAGACTATTAATTCTGTTCACATAAGTATGATTCTCTTTTACATACAACATTGATTTTTTGATGAAATCATAGTTTGTTCGGTTTCGTATACCAATATTAAACAACTCTGATGGATTTGGATTGTATAAACAATTTCCTTCCATTTCATTGTATATTTCTTTGGAATTGGTCAATCCCAAATGACCATAACTGACGTTTTTAAATATTCGACATGTAATGATGCCAGTTCTTTCGTGTTCTGGTCCACGAATATCAATTCCCAACAATGATTTTTGAACAAGTTCTTTTACTTTATCATCTGACAAAGGATTTTTCCATGGATCGTTGTGATAAAACGTGATATTATTACGTTTACACTCTTGCATAAATGGAAGCCAATTGCTCATGTTTTCACATACACCTGAATTGGAAAGACTTCCGCAGAAATAAATTGCGTTTTCTCTGGGAAGATAAACGTCGTCGAGGTTAAATTCTTCAGGCAATAAATTGGTTGCCCAACTCAAGTAAAACTTATCAAAATCATCAATGATGTAATCTACATAATTGTTTTTTATGTGTACTTGTTGGTTGGTTTTTGGTACATAATAACATGATGGACCAACCTTTTGAGTTATTGTTTTATCTATTGAGTATTCGTGTATGTGATCTTTATGATCTTTTGCTACACATCTAACGTCAATATAACGTTTAACACCCGCTTCCAAATACTTTTTTGGTGACGGACAATACATTACAAAGTATGTACTTGTATTATTTAGAGGAATGTTCTGATCCGCAAATCCTTCGGTGATAAAAATACAATCGGAATAGTCAAAATCTTTGGGATAATCTTTGTCATGAAACCAATGTACTTCATGACCCATATGAGATAATGCTTTGTAGTATGAAGAATGAACATACGAATGAGTATGTGAATATAGAGGATGACCCCAAATAACTATTTTCATGTTGGTGAGGCTCCTTTGAATCTTGGATACTCAACCATATTCTTATCTTTATGTATCATCAATTTATTTACAGGCAAATTCCAATGTTCTGGATATGCCATACTAGGACTCAAAATAGCTACTTCGGTTCGATGATCAACTATGAATTTGTTAAGGTGAGATTCATCATGC